CGTCCCAGCTTTGATTAATGCTTACGCGGTAGAAGCCATTGTTTGCTAGCTGTTGCCCAAGTGTTACCGTTGACGGTAAGCCGATGATCTTGATCCCAGCTTCTTTAAGAGCCTGCGAGATTGAGCCAGAGCAATCAGCCGTGCCATCTGCTCCGTTCCGGCTTCCTAGCATGGAATAAGTAAGTAAACCACGACGATTGATAAACCAGTTTACTGTAAGTTGTTGTACACTCATTGCTTATCTCCTATTTCTTCCATTCATCGTTGGCTGTTTTTACTGCTGATTCAATAAATGTATTTAACTGATCATTGGTTAAATAGATATTGTGTGCTTCAAGCCCTTCGATAAGGCTTGTTTTTGCGTGTTCTCGCTTAGCGGATCCGTGGATATCCAACTTGTCCGCGACTTGCTCTGTAGCATTGACTGCGTTTTTAGCCAAGATCTCAACGATCTCAATTGCTTTCTTGCCACCGCGCATAAGCAAGTATTTCTTGATTGCTTGAACCACGATTCCGGTTAAAACTACTAAAATGCTCATCGCTGACGTTGTGATAATGTTTGTAATTTGATCCATGTTATTTGTCCTCTTCTATTTTTAATTCCAAAAAGCGCTCAAAAAGCACTTTAATAGCTCCGTTTCCGCCTAATTCAACGTAACTCTCGTATAATTTCGATAGCTCCTCGATCTCATGCTGGTTTGTGTGTCCACGCTTGAGCGCGTTCTTCAAATTCTCCTGCAATCGAAAACGTTGGAGTCGCTGTAAGCCTTTCCCAATAATCGTCAAATTCCGCTGGTTATCTTTCCCAATGTCTTCCACGCTTCCTACTGACTTCTCGAGGGTGTCTATCTTATTAGATAGACCCTCAAGACGTTTGTCAGCTTCTTTGGAAGTTTTTGTGCTCTTAAAGGAAAAATAGCTTGGAATAATCACGACTAAAACGGGAGTTAATTTGTCAACTAGTGCCAATAGGTCCAATTTCACCACCCCCTATTAAAATCACTAGCTTACTGTACGGGTTGAGTTTCTAAATCAGTATTAGATGGTTTAGGTTCGGTCCACTTCCAAACTGCCAGCTTACCATTTTGTGAGAGTGATCCCTCAAGATCGGTCACGGTCTCGTTATTGTAAGTAAAGTCTTGATTTACTTGGACAAGTACGCGTTGACCCTCTCCAAATTTAGGAGTGTACGCTGGATTAGTTACTGTGAAGATTTCATAAGGTTTGTAAGTCTTGCCAGCTTGACCAGCTTCAACCAATTCCAATCCACGCGCATACAATGTTGGATCAAGCGGGCTTTCTGTGTTAGTGACTGCTGCCAAAACTGCCCAGTCTGCTACTGACTTAACTTCTGAGATTTTGGTATCTTTCTCAGCGAGTTTAGTCTCGTACTCTTGAGCTTGTGTATGCAAGTCCTCTTGCAATTTCTTCACACCATCGGCTGGGTTTAATTCGGTCGCAACTTGACCGAGTACAGCTTGGATCAGCACTTCATCTGATTCGCTTGTACGGTCACCAATCAGTACACGCTCAAATGCTGTGTAAGGGTTCGCTGAGCGAATTGATACAAAAGTGCGTCCTTCTTCTTGCAAGTATTTGTTAATAAGTTTAAATTCCATAATTTATTTACCTTCTTCTAATTTTTGAGAGGCCTCATCAAAGAGGTCTTTGAGTGCTGTGTCGCTGTCCAAAACGCTGTTAAACTTGCTTAATAGCTCCTTAACGCGTTGGTTCTCCTCGTTTGCTTCTTCGTATAAGACCTTATATTTCGTAGCCTCAACGATTGCATTTGCGAGATTCAGTGAGATTTCGTTTACGATTTTATCTACTGTGTTCATGGTTCACCTTTCTATCTCCAATATTTATAATAGCCTCCTCTTGTATAATTTTTGCCATCGTCCAAATTTCGGAAGTTATCAAAGATGTTATCTAGTATTTTCACAAGATTTTTATTTTTAATGATAATATCCTCGATATTATGGATTGTATTATCGACTGTGTTTATTGCAATTGATTTTGGGTCATTTGCGTTGTACATAAACTCAACTAAGTCGCCGTAGATATTTACTGCTGTCGTATTGTCATTTGCATTCCAGATCTGGATCCCAGCCGACCCGTCGTCCATTTTGATGTGTTTCCGTGAGTTAGACATGAGCGCTGTGTACGATCCATCTTTTCCTGCGATTTTACCAGCTCCAAAAACCAAGTATTGTAATGGACGGTTTGCGAATTGATTTTTAATTCCTACCCCTTCCCTGTTCATTTCAATCCAGCCAGTCTGTAAATCAAAGTCAGTAACACCGTTAAGTGATGATAGCTTACCGCCCTTGATAATGTTTGCGGTCAGCCCATCTGCTACGATGTTTTTTGCTGATACGTTGATAAGCCTTGCTTGACTAGCGTCGATCTCGGAGATATGTGCTGTCCCGATCTGAGCATTGCCGATCATGGAATTTTTAATCACCCCGTCTTTGATGATGGTTTTTTCACCGACCGACAAAAGGCCCTCATTGATCCTGATTGACCCGTCCGGGTTTAGGTTTAACTGACCCAGCACGTCGCCCGCGCTGTTTAGGTTACGGACTGACCAAGACCCCGCGAGCTGTGTAACTTGTGTCCGTGTAGCTTCCGCGGTCCTTTTGGCTTCTTCGGCTTTCTCAGCAACTTGGATCGCTTTTGCCTGCGCGTCCTCTGCTTTAGCTTGTGCGTCGTTTGATCTGGCCGTAGCCTGATCTGCCCTGCTTTGGGCTGTGTAAGCGAGCTGTTTAGCTTCGCCGATTTTTGAGTCCATTTGTGAACCGAGAGCCTTTGTTTCTGCGAAAGCGTCGTCAAATTGGCTTGGTTTGTAAGGTCCGGTATTCGATCCACGGACAAGGATAGGCTCTTTAAATTCAATCCAGCCGTTCTTAGCAAGATAAATATAAAAAGGATAGTTTGCGTCCTCACCAAAAGCAAAATCTTCCTGGACGGTAAAAGTCTTTTGAAATTCCCGCCACTCGTTGAGAGGTGGTCTATTTTGGCCAATGTCAGACGATAAAAGGATTTTATTTAAACCGTGATTTTTTATGTTAAAAGCAAAAGAACTATCTGGATATTCCCTAATACGGTATTTAAAACCAAGCGTGTAAGTTTCACCGTGGTATATTTTTTTAACGTAAATCGGGAGAGAAAATCCAGACCAGTTATAGCCTGTTAGGCCTTGCGCTTTAATCGTAAAAATACCATCACTAACAGATACGCTTGCATTTGGGTTGTTGTTCCCAACTAACGTATTAGTGGACATGGTCATTGAGTTTACAATCAGATTATTATCATCTGTGACATATTTTCCAACCTCGGTCTGGAAAATCTCACTACTCATTACAAGCCGTGATAGCTTATCTGGTGCGTCTGTTTCGGACGTTCCGATAATACGCTCATAGAGCAGGGAGTTTTCTTTTACTCGTTGAAAGTCTGTCTCATTGACTTTTCCAGCAATCTGACTAGATAATGTGGTCAACCGTCCATCAATACCCTGTTTAAACTCAGCTAGTTTAGCTTCGTTATCTCTGGTAAGAGCTTCAAAACGCTGTCTTGTACCTTCAGCATTTTCTGTAAAGGTACTCTTTGCGACATAATCTCTTGATAAGGTCTCGCGAATAGTGGTCGATAAGCTAGCTGTTTCCTCTCGAGCGTATCGCTTTAATTCCTCTTGACGTTGGCCGTCCTTATCAATGAATGATGTTATTTCTCCAATTTTTGTTTTTATGCCGGTTGTCGTTTGATCGACTTCGAGCATTTTAGAGCCGTACTCATTTTTAAAAGTCGTAACGTCTTTACTTAATTGTGTTTGCGCCCTCTCTGCCGTCGCCTTAAACGTGTTTAAATTCGTAACGTTCTCGTCTGCAATTCTCTTTGCTTCTCGTCCTAGATCAGCGCTCGCGTTGGCTCTGGCTAGTGCTTCTGCACTACGCACGTTCGCTTCCGAGATAGCGCGGTCAGTAGTAGTTTTGGCTTGTTCTAACTGCTTATCAACCTCTTTCTTGACCTTGTCAATATCCTCGGTATCAATACGCTTCTCCCACTGAGAGCCGTTCCAGACGTACATACGGTCGTATAAGCCGTTTTTCTCAAACCAGATATCACCGATCTTATGCTCTTTGTTATCAGGACGGTTGTACCAGACCTTGTTACCTTGAGCATTTAAGAGATAATCTGGTAAGGTGTTTTCAAAGTTTTGCTGGGCTTTAGCGATATCATCTACCCGCCCAGCAAGTCCACTTTGCATGGTCGATTTAACGTTAGTTCCGATGTCACCAAATTCCACGCTCTCGTTTCGCTCATTGATAAAGTCGTAAGTGATTGTGGTTACCTTAGCAGTTTCATCGGTTAAACCAATCTGTGGATAGTAGATAGGTACAATGTCGCATAACTCCAGCTCTTCGATCCAGCCATTATCTGCATAGTCTAGCGTTTTAGCTAGATCGGCATACTCAATCTTAATATTGATCTTAGGCTTACCGATTGCGTTGCGTACCATGTAGTCGTTAGCCATCTTACGCAATTTATCGGGTGTTGGAATATTTTTCTTTTTGCCATCTGTGCTAAATTCGCTTGAAAAGTCTACGACTTTAATTCTGCGGTGAGCATACAAGGCTTTGTACTTGCTGTCCACATAATTCTCTGGAATAGTAACCGTGATAGGGTCTGGTTGACTATCGTCTGTCGATCCTTCTGGACGGTCTGGTGTGTACGTTGCGAATGGTAACACGCTAGTGTATGCACTCTCAATCGTTTCATCCAACTCTGCAGATAGGATATTTCGTCCATACTCTAGCACGGTTGGAGCAGTACGACCTAACTGCTTATGGAGTCTAATAGTGGTATTGTCAAACTCATACTCACCACCATAAAGATCAAGGATAGAGCCTTCTACACCACCGAGAGCCAATCGGGCATTCTCCATTTTGGAAATGTCAAACATACCCTTATTTGCAGTCTGGATATCAGACCAAACATCAAAGGTTAGATCTCCGATCAAAGCACCTTTCCAGATAGCTAGGGCGTTAAACGCTGTACCAGAGAATGCTGTGGCATTTCGCAACACAATGTATTCCAGCTTATGACTGATATGTTGACCGTAGATTTTAACAATGTTACTGCTATCCTTAACGATCCGTGAGATTTCAAATGTTTGGTTCTTGGTACGCAGTCCAGCATCGGCCTTGAGCTTCATTTCTTTCTCAAGGCTTGCTACCATTGGATCGCTCACGGGGAGTTCTGCATATAACGTATAACTCCCGTTGCGCTCACGGGTTACAGTTCCTTTGGTTACGTTAAGCTCACCTAAACCATAAGTTTCAAATGACTGCTCATTTTTATTAAATAGTATAGGTCTCATAGCTTAACCCCCCAATTTGGGATCATTTCGACAGTAAAACTGCCGTCCCAGCTTATTAAGTTGCGACCATAATCAAGGTAAGGCATCTGAAATTGTGGAGACCTTACCACCTTATCCCACGCTGGAAGATTGCCAGAGTAGACTTGGTTAGCTTGCATATCCAGCGTTATCTTACCTTGGATATCTTTTAACTTAGTTTTACGACCATTAATTGTAAGGGTACAGTCGCCAGACCCTCGTAGTGTGATAATTGGTTTAGCGTTAACGTTGCCAATACCATTCACTGTCGCACCGTTCGATAGTGTTTGAGTAGCGCGCCCTTGCTTATAAAATTTAACTGGATAACACACAAAATTAATGGTCGTTTTACCAAATTGTCGCATGGTTTCCTCAATGCTAAACGTTTCAAGATATGCAGCACGATAGATAAAATCTGGATCGTAAGAGATTGTTAAATCCTTATACCCTGCCACATTTAACCATTCAGAAATTTTATAAACTTCTGTAGCAATTAAGCCCTTTTCTTTTACAAAATTAACAGGGAAGCTCAATTCAGCAGAATTAAGACGGTTATTACTGATTAGTAAGTCACCGTCACGACCCGCTACAGTCACGCGCTCCACATCAAGGCTGGAAGTAGTGATCTTCTTGCCTTCTGCGACTTTTAAGCCGAATTCAGTATTTTTCTTTCCGTTGAAAGTAAATGTCGTCAAGCTAATCCCCTTCCTTCCTGATTAGTATAGTATGCTAGTTCACGCATTAAACGTTTCATAAATTCTGGTGTCAAATCTTGTCCAGTGCTGTTTCCATGCACATTCAAGGTATAATTTTGGTTTGGTCGTTCATCACGATTATTACCGCGTTTAACTTGGTCAATCAACTCTTGGATAAACGGTACAAGGTCACGTTGTTCATTGTTCCGTTTCCATTCATTAACGTTTTTGATCCGTTGCGTAACGTTCGCTACTTCCGAACGTTTCCAACCTACACCGTCCGCAAAGTTCGGTATACCTAATTCACGCATAAAGTTTTTAGTCAAACCTGCACGCATGACCTTTGAACCTTTTGGAAGATCAAGGATCACGTTACGGCCCTCTGGGATAAACGATGATCCGTCCGGTAGTGTAACCATTTCTTTATAGAGTGTACCGCGTTGGTCGTTGACCATTGCAGGACCACCTTTGTGGTAATCTGTACCATCTTTAAAACCAATAACTCCTGCTGCTCCACCGATCATACGTTTTACAACATCAATGTATACTGTTTTACCTTGAACGCTATTGATATTTGATTGAGCGCTCCAAACAGGACCTGCAGTGTTGTCTTGTGCATTGATAGCCTTGATAGGGCTTGGAGTAGCGTTCCAAGCGTTTTGATTTTCAATCGCTTGTCGTGCAGCAGTTATCGCACCAGTTGGATCACCCAACTGTGGTTTAACAGGAGATGGAGTGTTATTCCATTCTTGCTGTTTGTTGATCGCTTGTTGCGCTGCGTTATTCGCATTGCTTGGATCTGCAGTTAACTGCTTAGTTGGTACAGCAAAACCGTTAAACAATCCTAATGCACCCATCGCTTGGTTGGTTCCAAGCGTTACCCCATCTGGGGTTGCAATCAAGTCTGTCTTGTGGTCAGTAGGTAACGTTAAGATGCTAGACATCGCACTAGCGATAGCGCTCTTGGTCTTATCTTCTGCATCTAAATTAACTACGTGGGCCATACCAGTTAGTGAGTCGACTGCTAGTCGTACACGTTCAGCCTTGTCACTTGCAGCATCCTTTAAGATCAACTCTTTCTGCTCTGGTGTTAGTGTATTCCAGCGTTCAATAATCGCAGTAGCACGTTCACCAGACGAAAGAAAGTCAGTATTCTTCATTAAGAGTTCCTTGACTTCTGCTGGCATTGCATTGTACTGTTCCAGCAATGTCTTACTATCAAGGACTGCTTTCATACCTTGGTTGTTGCCAACTACCAACTCTTTTTGCTCTGGTGTCAATGAGTTCCATTTATCGACTTCTACAAGCGCTTGACCAATCATCATTTTAGCGTTAGTCTCAAGATTCGCATTTTTTAAAAGGAATTCCATTTGATTCCAACCATCTTCTGCGCTTGCAGCTTCTTTAAGGACATCGAGTGCATTAGTCTTAACCTTGCCCTCTTTCAAATCCCAGACCATTGAATTCCATGCTGTGTTAGCTTGGATTTGTTTCTCAGACATACCGTCAATTTCATGCGCCCAAAGTGAGCTGGTTTGTTGGATTGAGTTTCCAGCCTTAATAGCTTTCTTTTCAAATTCTTCAAATGATAAACCAGTTTTTTCGAAAGCTTCTTGATACATCTTAGCAACTTGCTCACCGATTCCATCAATTCCACTTTCACGGAATTTCTTGACCAGTTGAGCGTAGCGTACTCCGTATGCTTCCATCTTAGCGTTGTGATCTGCTTCGATCTGTTGCAACTCAGCAGTAACTTTCTTGCGTGCCGCTACACTTTCTGCATCTGTTCCCTTGATACCATCAAGAGCCTCTTTTAAGAGCTTCTTACGATCATCATAGGCTTTTTTCTCATCAGCCATCCACTTCAAGAGTTCGCTCAGTGAACGTTGAGCTTGCTCACGATTCAGACCACTGATTTCACCATTGATTGCTTTCGTAATCGCCACACGTTCATCGCCCGAATATTTCATATTCTTGAGTTGGATATTAATCAACTCATTTTGGTTAGCTGTGACAATCCGTTGTTCTTCTTTAGTAATATCCCTATGTTGGTCTGCTGCTCTTTGATAAATATCTGTGATCTGACCAGTCAAGTCGTTAACAACTGTTTTGGTACGTTCGGCACCCTCCATAATGGCCTGTTGAGACTCTTTGGATAAACCTAGTTTGTCAGCAAGCTCAATTTTCTTTTGGGTATTCTTATCAACTAAATTAGCAATATCTTGTCCAAGTCCTTGCACACTCTTACGAACTTCTTCAACGCTCTTTGTTGATCCGGAGCCAAAGTCCATCATAGCCTTGTTAGCTTCTTGCACTTTGTCATACAATCCACTCAATTCTTTAGCTTGTAGTTCACTTACGGCAGTCCCCCATAAATGAGTACGTTTCTCCGCTTCTTGCGCATCAAGAGCAAATTTGGTAGCAATACCACCGATCAATAGACCACCAGTGATCCAACCTGCTGGGCTGGTTAAAAATGTAAGTGCCTTAGACCAAAGGCCTGTGCTTGCTGCTGCACCCTCGGCAGCCGTACCAGTAGCAGTCATACCAGTGGCCATCTGTTTCAAACCGTTGATAAATCCACCACCGTTTGAAATGGTTTTAAGCGTACCGCTAAATGTACCAATACCTTTCGCAATCGTACCTAATCCTTTAGCAAATCCACCGATAATACTTGCGCCTTTACCAAAGAATTTCAAAGCTGGACCGATTGCAGCAGCCATAGCACCCCATTTGATGATGTTTTGCTGTTGCTCAGTTGACATTTCACTAAATTTCTTAGCCATATCAGACAATGTTTGAATCCAAGGTTTCGCAGCGTCTAAGCTACTATTTAATGCTTTTAATAACGGCCCACCAAACTCGATAGCGATGTCTGTGAGTTTATTCTTAAATATTTTAAGTTGTGATTCTGTGGTTTCGTAGCGTTTACTTGCTTCATTGGTAAGTGCGTTGTTTTCTTTCCAAGCGGTATTAGAGCGACTAACTGCCTCACTCATTCGGTCGGATGCAAGAGCTAAAGATTTCAGCATATTTCCTTGACGGATTCCTTTCATACCTAAATCCGAAAGGATGCCGTCCATGTTCTTGCCTTCGTCGTGCGCACGTTGTAAGCCTTTAATAAATGCTTGCAATGCTTCCGCTGGTTTTTGCTTCCATGCCTGAGAGAATTCTTCTGCAGTCATACCTGCAGTCTTAGCGATGAGTTTTAGTTTAGAGCTTGCACCCTTACCTACACCAGCCACTGCCTTACCGATACCAGTAAGGGTCTGGTTCATCGCAGTTCCCCCAGCCTCAGCTTCAATACCTACGCTACTCATCGCAGTCGCAAGGCCAAGAATTTCTGGTGTGGTTAAACCAGCTAGCTTACCACCTGCTGCTAAACGGTTTGTCATTTCGACAATATCGCGTTCTGTCGTGGCAAAATGGTTCATTTGTTATCACAAAGGCTTTTTATCCTCTGTTTCTCATAGTTTCCTATGAGTTCGGCATATATTTTCACCTTCAACTTCACTTGTTAAGGTGACGGCCACTCGTGGGAAGATTGTATTCTACGCTTTTTGAGTAAACAAAAAGCATAGGTTCACTTCCTATGCTCTACGGTGATTGAGTTTTTTTAGTTACTCAATTTACCTCGGTATTAACTTATCTAATTCTTTTATTCTTTCTTCAATGTTTTCGTCATATTTTATTTCAATCAATGGGATACCTTTCGCTTTTGCGTATTCTCTTTTCACTGAGTCTCTTTTTTGCTGATCCAGAAAAGATTCTAGCCCACCAAAGACTGATACAGGTTTATAATGTTGTATCCCTTGATATTCAATTAACAAAATTACATTGTTTTCTTTATCCAATATACCAAAATCAAACGGTAACTTACTCTTATAAATGCAATCAGAAAATTTAAGTTGAGGAATAAAATTGTATCCTTTTTCTTTTAAAAGACTAGATACTTTCTTTTCTCCTCTACTTTCTTTACACCTTGGACAACCACTTCCTGCGAGAAGGCTGTCTGGAAAAACATCGAAAACATTTCCACAATGTTTGTGTTTTACCTTAACTTTTATTCTTTGAGATTCATACTCATTAAGAAGTTCGTAGTCATCAAACCAAGTTGCTCCAAGATCACGACAAAATTTATCGTGTGTTTTTCTTCTTTCAAAGCTCAACTTATTCTTCCAACATTCGGGGCATCTTTTCCCCTCCAAGATATGAGGAGGAGTTGAAAAAAACTCAAGTCCGCAAACATTATGTTTTATCTTCATCTTGGTTCTTGCGTTTTTATACTTTGAAAGGATTTGATATTCTTCACCTAAACTGTCACCAAGAAGTCCCAAAAAGTATTCGTGTGTTTTTGTAACACTTTTTGAAATCCTCTTATTTTTACAAGTAGGACACCCTGCCTTACCTTGTAAAAAATCTCTCGGAGTTGCATAAAAGTAGCAGTCACATTCTTCGTGATAAAATTTTAATTTTGTGGTGTTGTTTACGTATGTATCAACTAATTGGTACATACCGTTGTAGGAAGTTGATACCTCCTCTAAAAATTGCTCATTGGTTTTTCTTTGAGCCTTTTTCATTTTTTTATAACCACATTTTATACATCCACCTCTTAACAACTTATCGGGTGTTGTACTTAAAATTTCACCGCACCCCTCATGTCTGACAATGATTTCTTCTTTCATTGTTTTATAAGGTGTTAGTAGCGTATATTCGTTACCGTGCTTATCTTTTAACTTTTTGATATATTCTTCATTTGTTAGCTTTTTCATACTACTATTATATCACATTCGGTAGTAGTAAGCTATTATTTAGACTTAGTTTTCACCGATTTTGGCCGTTATTTTAAGCTACTAATTTCTTAGTAACTGGGCAACCATACTTACCCAAATCCACCACGGCTGACCCAAAGTGTCCAGACCATGTACCAAGGTCTTTGCCAGATACTTGCATGATATTACCAATCTTAGCGATTGATGATGCAGCTTCTTCTGAGCTTAGGTTGGTAGACACTCCCAAATTAATCATTGTTTTCGAGAAGTCTTTAATCGCACCAATTGGTACACCCAATTGCCCTGCCGCTTCTGCTACGTGTGCGATTTCAACTGCACTAGATGGCATTTCTTTAGCCATCTCACGAATACTGTTAGATAGTTGCGTGAATTGTTGTGGAGTTCCGTCCACTGTTTTCTTAACGCCAGCAAACGCACTTTCATAGTCAATCGCAGCCTTAACTGCCACCCCAGCCCCAGCTAACAGTGGTACAGTCAGACCTTTGGTAAGCGTTGATCCAACACTTTGCATACTTTTACCAATACCCTGCATCTTCGAACCAAATGAATGCAAGCTATTACCAACTTGTGTCCATTTACTGGACTGGATATTGATTTCTTTAGTGAGGTCAGCATATCGCCCCCTCAAATCTGATAAGGTCGTAGCAGTCTGCAACATCGCATTACGTGCGCCCAGCAAGTCTTCCTTGTTCTTTGCACTCGCACTACTCAAATCACCAATCTTTGACTTTAGATTATTATAGTGATCTGTTTGTTGTTTTAAAATTCCCTCATAGGCTTTAATGCTGTTAGCAGTTTCACCCAATACGGTCTTCATTCCCGTTAGATTTTTACCGCCTTTACCAACATTTTTAAAGGATTTCTCCATCGCAGATAAGGAGCGATCCAGACCACGCATATATGAGCTTAATTGCTTGGTATTCCCAATAAATGGTTGGATATCCAGCGATGCTGTTGCTACTAATTCACCTAAATTACTAGCCATTTATCCTCCTTTCCTAACCGAATAAAAGCGGAAATGCTTTGTCAAGCGTAGTCTCTTTCTCTGCTTCTTCTTTCTTCGTTTCAAAGGCTTTCACCATCAAATCAAAGTCAGATAGTCGCATCTGTTTAATTTCAAGGATCGTATACCCTTGTTGCATCAATTCTTGAAACCAGATTAAGAGATTGTCACGCGCTTCTTCTGGGCTTATCCCTTTTTTTCGTCTTCACCCTCAAGGTCTTCGATCACTTCTTCTTTAATTCCAAGCGCTGCGAGATAGATTTTTTCAAGTGTTTTTAAAATCGTGATATCTGCTTGCTTCAAATCTTCGACTTTAAATTGACCGCCAAACATATCAACAAACATCTTGAGATATGCTTCATTGAGTTTGCGATTTTCTTTTGGATCATTCGCTTTCTTAGGGTCTTGGATAAGTGCTGATTGTCGCACGTTTTGCTCAGTTGCGAGGAGATTATCCTCTACATTGATATATTCTTTGGTAAATTCTTTATCAATTCCACCGATATTTAGCTTGATTGTGTACATTTCCTACTCCTTAATAAAAATAAAAAGCATGGAAATAAAATCCATGCTTAGAAAGTTGTTATCCTGCGCCTACAGGCGAAGCTGGTGCGGCGCTTACGACTTTGGGAAGACTGCAGCACGGAATTTTTCCAAATTAAACGCTGGATTATCTTCACGAGCGATGATCATTACATCACCGTTTTCGTCGTCACCGCGGGCAACAAAGTTACCTGTTACGCTGTCTTCTTTAGGTGCTGGTGAACCGTCTTTGGTTTCAGTTTCCATACCAGGCAATGAGAATTTACCTTTAAGGAGACCGATCCAGATAGCTTTACCATCTTCTGTAGAAGTACGGAAGCAGCAAGCCACATCCTTAGGAGTAAGGTTTTTGTTGTAGACTTCCATACCGTCTTTAACTTCGATACCGTACAACACTTTACGTGCTTCTGTTGGCAAGTCAAGCACTGAAATTTCCAATTGTGTACCTGTGATACCAGATGACAATACTACGTATGGTCCATCATCGGCAGCAATCGTTACAAGTTCGTTTGTGATATCAATCTTAGCAGATTTCATACCAGTCAATTTCATAGTTGTTGGGACTTTATTTTCAGCGTTAACTTCACCAAATTCAAATCCACGCAATCCAAATTTAACTTTAGACATTCATTAATCCTCGTTTCTTAATTTCTCTAATTGCCAATCAAAAAAACGATACTTTCTTACGTTAACCAGTAAGTCAATATCGTTATCTCTGTATCTTGGCAGTTCATTAGTTGTGTAACGTTCAAATCCGTTACTTTCTAAAATCTTATCCATCAATTCAGCAATCTGTTCGGACTGCTTAGCGTTTAAACACCAATAGTTAATTGTGATCCTGTGTTCAGTCGAGATGGCTTTATCATCTGCAAACTCAACATCATTCTCATAAGTTGGATAAATACGCATAAATGGAGCAAGCTCTTTACTCAAAGCGTTCGTAGGGCGCTCTGGGATATCGTAAGTAAAAATGCCTTGTTTAAATCCAAGACCGAATTTCTTTCCTCGTAGCTTATCGAGTAAGCTATTCAGTTCTTCATCATTGCTTAATAACTTATAAGCTATTGTTTCTACTGTCACAATCCCAATCCCTCCTTTACTTTCGTAGCGTATATTTCCTTTACAATTGGTGTCGCTTCGTTAATTGTCTTTTCTTCAAAACCTTGTGCTTTTTGGTATTTCGTACCATCGTCTGGAAAATGTATCCGCCAGCCTGTAGCACGACCAAATCCGATATCTTTTGATATCAAACCGTGGTCACCACCCTTAAAGCCTGTGACTTTCGTATCATCTTTGGCATGGACGCCATCAAGTATGAAGTAAACTGGTGTGTATACTTTCAAAATCTTCTCGACTTCATCCGCTCCTTCCCCTACTGCTGCTCTTGCAGCTTTTGGAGCTTTAACCTGCAGCTCATTCAGTCGTGATAAAATCTGATCCAGACCTTTTGTCATGTGCGCCTCTTAATGCTGATCTTATCCATGTCAAATGATGATTCATCCACATCGACCGATACGATATCGTACTCAAACCCGTTAAATTCAACATGATCTGAGCTATCAAATGGTCGTTCTGGATTATGACGAATATACAAGGTTTTTAATTCGCTGGAAGAAACAATTCCTTTAGCTTTCTTGTTGGCTGTCTGATTCGCTCCCTCTTGAAAGTCTTTCAAGGAAGTCTTAGCAACCTCTGCCCAACAAGTATAGAGGTTTTTTCGAGATGGAGAGATAACCTCACCATCCTCATTTTGACCTCCAATTTCACGGAAGAACGTTACTCTGTGATTCATCTTTCTTGTTATCATCGAGTTCCCTCCGTGTTCTTAATTGATGGATAATATTAAGTACACCGTTAGCCAGTCCATGACGTTGCGTGTCAGCAGACAAGCCACGATGTTCGTATTCCTCTTTCACTTGCTTTTTAACTGCAAGCGTAAACTTAGCATATTTAGCTAAATCTTTAGGAGTTACATCATTGCCGATAGCAAAACAGATTTCATCTTCTGCAGCATCGATCATTTCTTCGAGCATTTGATCCTCAAAGTCAAAATCAATTTTGCAATAAAGTTTCACATCTTCTAAATCCGTTACAGCCATAGCATCACGCTCCAATCAATGCAAGTAATTGCTCTTTGGTTTGTGAAGCACTGTATGAGATTCCTTTACTATCGAGATAAGCCATGATGTCGGCTTTGGTGCTACTTGCGGTTGGTACTGCTAGAGTAACCGCAGACCGTGAGACACCCCCACTCGTTGGGGGAACATTAGGGCATAGTTACGAAGTAACCAGCTTTCGCATCTGCTCTCTTCACGTCAAAGCGTACAACTGCTTGCAAGTATTGACCGTAGATTTCGTTATCTGTCCAGCGCAATCCAAGCTCTTGACGATCAGCAAAGAGTACAGCGCGTTGGATGTCACCGATAAATGCATGAGCTTCACCGTCAGCACCAAGCGTTGTATCAGAAACAACAAATACTGGATGCCCAAGGAACGCTTTACCAGATGCAGATGTGATTGAATCTTGAAGAAGGTAACGATCATTCTTATCTTTCAAAGTGTCCAATTTTTGGTAGAAACTTTGAGAAACTACAAATGATACGTTGTAAGCTGGATCAAGATCTTTGTTCAAAATATGCTTGATTTCGTCAAGGTTTGTAGCATTTTTAGCTTCAAAGTCTTTCAATACAGTAGCGATCGCATCGTTAGTAGTGTTAACTTTGATTTGTTGTGCAGCTTCTGCAACAATTGCCAAAAGGTCAACGTCTGCATCGTCAATAGCTTCTTGAGACAATGGAATTGCACCACGGTAAGTCTTAACTTTCCAGTCAACTCCTGTAAATTCTGGTTTAGCAAGAGCTGGGTTCTTTTCCAATTCTTCAACACTTGCCATCTTAGATGTAGCTTTCTTCAAGATTGGGTAAGAACCTTCACCTTTAGATGCTTTGTGGATAGTCGCGAATTGTTTAAGGTCAAGGACTGTCTTAACTTCTCGCATTGGAGTAGTTACGATTTCT